AACCTTCGAGCATGGCCTTTATCTTCGGCATTTCGCCATCGGTATGACGTGCCAAGGCGTCGTCAATATCGGCTTTGGTCAGTGCTGGTGCCATAGGTTGCTTTCTTGTTTTTGGGAAAATAAAGTTCCGCGAGTCTGTCAGTCATATAAACCCCTAGATTTGACTTTGTACGCCAACCGCACGACCGTTAGCATCCCTGACGATGTACTTTGGAGCCGATAGCGCAGAAGCCATGCCCTGAATGCTCTGCATCACTTCCCTGATAACTTCCATGTTCGGATCAACCATTCCTGCTTGGTCAATCTTCGTTGTGTCATCTACGCTCTGAGTGCTTCCAATCTGGGCCGAGATGATCCCTGCGGCTAGTTCCATCAACTTCGCTTCTTTGCTTGCCTCGATCTCTGCGGCCTTGATCCGTTCATTGCTGATGATCTGCATTTGTTCAAGTTCTTTCTTCTGCTGATAATCAACAGCCATCTTCTGTTTCTCAAGCTCGGTCTCGGCAACGAACTTCTGTTGTTCGGCCTGCAAGTCCATTTGTTTTGTCTGCATCTTGCCTTGTTGCTTTACCTGTTCAACTTCCAACAGAGGATTGGCCTGCGGTTGTTGCGGTTGTTGCTGTTCTGGATCAGTGAAGAACTCGTTACCATCAGAGAACCCGGCATTCTCAGCAAGACGTTTCGCGGCAGAGTAGATATTCTTTGGAGTCGATACACCAATCGCCATCGCTTCTCGTTGAACCTGAAGAATGCTCATCAAGTGGGCGAGTTGGGCATCCTTGTTACCAGTACCCAAACCAACCGCAATGGTCATATCGGTACGGGTTTGCCATTGACGTGGATCAACCGGAACCCACTTATTGTTCAACCTGAAGATAGTCGCCTTATCAGCGTGTTTCTTGAGCAACTCATGGGTAAGCTGGAACATCCGCTTTACACCGGACTCAGCGAATATACGTGCTACAAGTTCCATGCGCTGTTGTGCAGCGCCCATGATCTGATTGATACCAGTCGCCGTCTTGTTCAGGCTATTTGCATCAAGACCTTGATTGTACTTCGTAATCCCTGTACGAGCCTCTTTCTGTGAATCGAGATAGGTAAGCCCTTCGATAGCCCCTGCGCCGGTATTCGGATGCACCAATGGAAGGATCGCCATACCAGGATCGCCCTGCACCCGAACGATGCCACCAGGACGCGATACAAGCATGTCGTCAAGATTCACACGGTCAGAGATTGCATACCGTCCGTTATTCGACAGATACAGGCCGTCAAGATACTGGCGCATGATCGTTGAACGGATTAACTGAACGTCTTGAACCAGATCAGCCAATGACAGCCCTACATGCCTGTGAGGCATTGGCAACGGGCAGAGCGCAGCGTAATAGACGTTTTCAGCCTTGGCGCGATAGAGAATCTTGTCACCGACGATGTAGTAGCGCATGAGTTCAGCGATACCGTCGCCGTCAGAGTCGATACGGATGGTTACATCACGGAACCACACCATTCGCGTAGAAGGATCAGCACCTTCATAACCTTCGGCATCTTCGTCGTAAAGGTTACGGGCTTCTGCAATGCCACCGTCTTCAGTCGATTCGTCGTAGTCGGCAATGTTGTCATCTACATCGAATCCCATCAGGCGAATGTCGGAGATAGTTTTACGGGTGCGATGCTCGATAAAGTTGGCGTCTGATAGATCAACCTTACGGCAGGCCATATCAACGAGGATTTCTTCAGGCGGAACAGGATCAATGCAAACCTTGCCGTTCTTCGTAACCCGCTTGACCGTGATGTTGTAACCGATCTCGGTCTGTTCAGCGGAGACAATCTCAACGCCTTTGTCCTGCGCCAGCATGACCAGTTCTTCTTCAGACAGGTTAGCGTAGGTATCTTCGATTACGTCTTCCTTGGTATCCCAATAGATTTTGACGTAACCAGTCTTCATCATGAGCGCATCCTTGAAGAATGTGTATAGCGTCATAAATGAGTCATTTTGCTGCATTACTACGTGATTGACGTAGCTTGTCTCTTGTTCGGCGGCATCTACGTCTTCAGCGCCTTTGGGCGTGAATTCAACCGCTTTGTCTCCAGCCGTGAATATCTTCAGCAGGCTAGGAAGCATCCATTCGATTGTTTCCAGCGTATCACGAGTGACTACTTGCGACCGACCATCTACTTCATTGCCGTATGGCTTTCCAAGATAGTAATCGAGAGCCTGTTCGCGTTCAGCGTTGAGCGTACTGGACATATAGCCATAAGACTCACTGGCTTTAGTCTCAATGGAATTGAGAATCTCCGAATCGGTAAGATTGCTCTTTACCTCATTCTCGGTTGATTCTTGGTCGTCCTCTTGCTCTGGATTCATTTGCAGCCTTTATCTCAACCGTTTCCGGCTTCTGGATATTCTCTTGAATGCTTACAACCATAAGTTCCAGATCAGAAACCCGCTTCTGCAAGTCCCTGATTAACTCGATTACTTGATGCCCATTCATATTATATCCCTATTATCAATGCAAATAATATCTCAAACAACCCACCCGTTTGAATAGTTAATGGGCTTCCATTGTTCGTTATTCATTGAGTCAGCAACGACGCACATATAGCGGAATACATCAGCTCCGTGAGAATGCTCATCGTGTAACGGAGCGCCAGGTTCATTCGTCTGATTGTTGATCTGTCGTCTGTAACGCTTCAAACAGTTGATTAGCCTATCTGTACCTTGCTTGTGGAAATAAACCTGACTGAAGGCCATACGTGCAGCCTTGATGCCATTCTCTAGCCCGATCTGCGGAACAATCTCAACCGACCAGTTGAGTTTCTGTAGTATCTCTTGCGAACTCTTTCCGGTTTTGAAGTCTCTCGTAGCGCCATCGTGAGGTAGAAACAGTTTCCCGTAGTTGAGATTCTTGTTTCTCAACATGGACGAGTAGTAATCAAGTGTCTTGTGGTCATCCTCGATATATTCAATAACCCTGATCTCTGATCTAACCTTCTGGCAGAGAATGATTGCCATTGAGTCATTCCATCCAAGATCGAATACCACATGCACCTTGAGAAGTGGATCGTAAGGAACGTTGCAGATATTTCCGTTAGCCTGCGCCGCTGTAATTTCGTGTGAGTATATAGCGCCATCTACAGCGGCTTTACATTTCCCTTCCCAAATCCAGGCGTAATCTTCAGGATTAGTTTCCTTGCAGTGCAGGCGCTCTTTCTCCAGGACTTCAGGGAACCAAGGGTTATCGTGGTAATTGACTTCAGCCGATAGACAATCAGGCGGCTTGTTTTCTACGTATCGTTTCCATACCTCGTCCGTGTCTAGTTCAGGATTGAACGATACCCATATCTCTGATTCAGGCTTGCGGATTGTAGGAATGAGAATGTCTAGTGACTTCTTCGAGACTGTCTGGGCTTCTTCAATCCACACTCGGTCAATACCTTCATAGCTCTTGATGCTTTCTACCGTGTGATTTGCTAGGCCAGCGAATACGAACAGGCTTCCATTCTTTCCGCGTATCTCTGTCTCTGTAGAATCGAAGAACGAACCAAGCTCCATTGCCTGAATCTGGTCATCAAGCAATCGTTTGACTGATTCCTTGATTGACTTCTGCACTTCGCGTGTACATAGGATGCGGGTAGGCTTTGCGTAAGCCTGTAGAAGTAGGGCTTTGGCGAATGACCAGGACTTTCCTGATCCTCTGCCGCCAAATGCTACTTTGTAACGCGATGGTGAGAACAGGAATGTCAGCTTGTCCGGTATCTGGACAACAAGATCATTCATTCTTTGGCGATACGCCTTGAACGATGATCTGTTTGAAACTCAACTCACCCGATAGGCTCATATCTCCATCGACAACAACGGATGACAGTTTTGGATGAATATACGGAGCAGCAGACTTTGCGGCATCAATCCTGTCTTTCTGGTCTTGAGATACATCCCGCATTACTTCTAGCAGATACTCAAGAGGAGACATTCCGGCCTCGATAGCCTTTTCTGCCAACTCTCTAGTCTTTTTAGTGCAAGAGCCTTTCTTGCGACCAGCGCCTTCTCTTAATCCGCCACGATTTGATTTTGAAACAATGTTATCAATCGTTGCCATTTTGCGAATTCCTTATGGATTGTTCGCCACTGTATTAGATCAAATCATGCTGAAAGTCGTTCGCAAAGAGCATAACCTTCTAGCGGCCAAATTTTTTCTTGAGCATTTTTCAATGCAATTTTCATTCCTATATCAGCGTCAAAGTTGTCTTTACTAGCACAAGCGCTTTCGCCTATAACAGAAAATCCGTTTTTAAGCGTAATACAGCACACCGTTACAGTGGTTCCTGGGAAAACATAATACTGTACAGTAACCTGAACGTCTTCAATGCGCTGCGAAGTAACTCGATTTGACGTAAGTCCTTTAGATTGAATTTCTTCCTCGATTTTTTGATCGTTCATTTTGATTACCTTTTAGATTAGAGCCGCCGCTTCTTTCAGTGCGAGTCTGGCGGACTGGACAATGTGAGTTTGCAGGTCAATCTTTTCATTGATGTCTGCAAGTTGAGCTTGAAGTTCGTTCTTCTTGTCCTTGAGCGATTGGAGTTTGTTTTCCTCTTCGCTCTGGATTGAAGCAAGCCGGATTACTTCTTTGATTTCTGCCGGGATCGCCATGATTACTTCTTCGGAGGGCGTTTCTTTTTACAGGCCATGAATATCTCCTAGTGAGGATGTGATTATTCTATAGTATTTATTGTCATTATGGCTAATTCCGTTTATCCACAGATTATTTGATATTAGATAATCCTTGTCTGTTTCTCTCATACATCCATCACAGGATTGGTCTATTGCTCTACGGTCGAATCTACATAAGCGTGATTGATCGTATTGCTGGCATCCGTATTTCATGGGAGTCTGTAACGATCGCGGCAGAATCCACATGCTCCATTGACCAGGCGAACGTAATCATTTCCGCAAAGGTCGCATGTTCCGGCTATTCCTACTGGCATCTCTGAAGCACGGCGCATGGCGTCTTTAACGTGATCGTCTATTACTGATTCGATGAAATAGCTCGCTTTATCCGCTTCGTCGCCGTGGCATTCTTCGCGTTCAATCTCCATTTCTCAACTCCTTAAGTTGTTCCGAGTAGTATTTGATTGCTTCTTCTGCCAGAAATCTAACTTTGCTTGAATTCAAAATCTCTGATGTTAATGATTTGAATTCGTCAATCTTTTCCCTGCCGTACATGTCGATTATAAACAGGGTGTATTCCCGCTTGTGGTACTCCTTACGGAATACATTACACGAAGGGCAAGCAGGGTGCAGGTTTTCTTCTAGCCATCTGGTCGCCTTGTTAGCGCGTTCCATGAAGTGAGCGCAATGAGACTGACTCCAATGAAGTTTTGTATCGCAAGTAACGCACTTAACGATCCCGTTTGAATCAGCGTACTTCTGACGGATGTACTGGCTTGTAATAGTGTCGGCTTTGCGTATCAAAGACGACAAAGAGTCGCGCTTTTTCTTTGTCTTGCCGGTTTTCTTAATTGGTTTATTCAACAACATTCTGAGTGATGCCCGAAGAGAGGCTTCGGAAACAAAGAAGCCGTTAGCAACGAAGTGGATAAAAGGCTCATATGCGACTATAAACCATGTTTTTGATAATAAATTGGTTAGTTAGTGCTTACTTACGCTGCAAACCTCTTGTTTATTGAGTTTGCAGTGTTGCAAAAAATAGCTGCAGCCTATTGACAAGCAAACATGCGGCTTCTGGCGATAGTGAGCACTAACTAACATATATGAAGTTAGCACTCACTTACTTGAAAACACGCATGAATTATAGATTTCACGCCGCAACCCTGTCGCTAAACTTGACGCCGTTCATTGCGCCGTATGCAAGCACGTACTCAATAAGGCTGGAAAACCGTTTCTTGCTCATTGCCGCCGTACTCTCACGGAGATTAACCACCTCGCCCTCCAGTCCAATAACCATTTCCGCAGGCTCTCCGGTAGCTATTGAGTGAGCCGAAACCATGATGACTTTCCATTGGAGCATGGTGCGCTTCTTGCCCATCCATTCTTTCTGGTTTGCTATGTCAGTTAGCAAAGGATGCAGCATCGCGTTCTGTTCCATTGTTCGTGTTGGTTGGCCTATTGATACCACCTCGCCAATTTGCGCTGAATCTACGGCCTTGTGGATGGCTTGGCGGGCAATATCTCCGGTTATCGTTAGTCTCATAAAAACAAATCTATCGTTTTTGTATCAACGAACGGAACCTCATGGCCAGCCTCAATAAACGCCGTGCAGCGCGGGCCTGAGTCATCCTCAACCCATTCCTTGACCTGGCCACGAAACGAAGCGGCGATGATTTCGCATAGTTCGTTGTCGTCGCACTCGTCAAAGTCAGCGCCTTCGCGCATGGCCTTGTCGCGCTGGCAGCGTCGGCACCAGGCGTTCATAAACTCAGCACCTTCGCTGCCGTTGGCTGGTTGATATTGTTCGATCATGATTCGCCCCTCTGATTCATCAGCCCGAGTTTCGCCTCACAGAACGGGCAAACATTCAACAGCAGGCCACGGTCGTTTTTCGAGCGTTTGTAGAGCACGCCAATCATCACAATGCGCGAGTTTTGAACCTGCTCCATTTTGTAGAATCCTGCGCCGGATTCCGTGATTCGTGCAGATAGGTGGCTGCACAAGGTGTGTTCGTTACATGCGTTCATTTCATAATCCTCCTGTAAGCGCCCAATCGCGCAACATTTCTGAAAGCCAAAGCGCGTCTTTTCTATCCATTCTTGACGACCTGACAAGTAATTCACCGTTGCCGTCGTAACCAACAATAAGCACGTCTTGTAAATTGTCGTTATCAGAAAATTCCATCGCAGAAAGCAATGCTTGGCGCGTAGTAAATGTCGTTGTTGCGGGAAGTGAAGTAATCATTACTTATCCTTATGTTTTACAATCCTGTTATCTAACTCGCGCTGAATGTCATAAGTTTTGCACATCGGTTTTCCAGAAAAAAGACCACCGCACTCGGCTTTGTCGCCGATACGGAAATTTTTTCCGCACATAATGCAATGAACAACAAACTCGTTTTTATTTGTCTTAATAGTAGGTTTATTTGTTTTCATTTGTCTTCACGCATCGGCGATCCTTCTAAACCCATGCGATTAATGCAATCCATTGCTTGCTCAGATTGTTTCCGCATAATAAGGGCCATTCGCTTAACGAGCATTGCCATTTCTGAAATAGCATCACTTTCTTTGAACAAAATAGCTCCGGCTTCCATGCCTTTCGCAACACCTTGGTTAAAGCGGCGGTCTGCGTACTCGTTGATCCACTTTATTTCACGTTCAGACCAAACAATTGCGTCGCGCACATCAGGGTGATCTGACGCAACAACTGGACTAATCGGAAATGTCTGTTTTGGCTTGTTCATTTATCTTTCCATTTCGTTTCGCAGCAGGTAATAACCGCAACAGTGCGACCTTTATGAACATGATGCCCGGAAAGTTTGTCTGCGCTTGGCAATCCGGCCTTGACGGCAGCGGCTTCGCAGCGTTCGCAGAGAATCTTGTTGGCGGGTGGAGAATTCAGAAATGTGAGATTATTCTTGCTTGTTGAAACGGACATTCCGCACCAGAAGGTGACTCCGTTGTGCGGCTTGTCGTGCAGGTTGTATGTCGCGCCGCTGCGTGGCCTGTGAATCAGGGTGCCTCTAGAGTTCTCAACGAACGGAAGACAGCTTTTCCACGGAAAGCCGTGCTTTACGTGAAACATCCGAGTTTCAAGTGGTATCTTCATCATTTCTCGGTTTAGTTCTCCTGCTATTTTGCTCATGACTATATATCTCCGGTGATTGTGTATTTCATTTCGCAATCTTCTCAGAATCAACCTTGGCGCGATGCTCACGGAAAGTCTCAACCTCTGCCCTGGCGAGTGCTTCAGCTTTCTCGCGTGGCAGTCCGGCGCAGTATTCCAGGATTGCGCTTCTTTCGGAATACATTTCTTCAAGTTGAATTTCTAACTCGTTCATTTTTTGTTCCATGCTCCGATTAGTG